CGTGGTGTTAAGTTAGGCATACCTAGGCGTTCTGCCCACCAAGGATCCACTTGCTCGCGCCATTCGCGAGCACTTTTTGTACGGCCTTCTAGCATAGTGCGATCCCAGCCAAACACTGCACTGACTGCATCTTTTAAACTAGTAGCAAATGATTCTCGGCGATATCCGTGGAAGTTAGTAAGATAATCAGCAATAGTGTCTTTGCCAGAACCAATAAAACCGCAGATACCAATAATCATGTAGATCTCCTAAAGATGCTACAGTATATAACAATTTTATTACAAGGTCAAAAGTTTTTTAGCCAAGAACGAAGGTATAAGGTACACCGCCTGGAATTAGATTGTCAATTTCTTTTTCTAAATTGGCGATTTCTTCTTTGCCAGATGCTTGTAGTGCTGTGCCGTTTAGGGTAATTCCACCACCACCAGGACCTGCGATAGATCCAAACTTGCTGCGAGCTTCACCTAGCATCATTTTACAAGTTGCTAGAGTATAGTCTCTTAACCATTGTTTAGCATAGATATCTGTAAGTAAAACATAGTCTGGGCGATAGTTGTAAGTACGGATTAGAACCTGTTCACCCTGAGCAAATGGTCTCTGTAGAATAGTTAGGATGTGGCTCTGTTGTTTCCATTTATACTCAATATAGCTACCAAACATACGTCCTACTAGCTTTTGATAACCAGCAAACATTTCATAAGTTGCCAAACCACCCATCATAGTACCGCTTAATAGGTAAGTGTTTGTATAGGCTAGATTAAATGGCTCAAATAGTGTACCGCCTGCTCCACCGCCTGTGCGTGAGCCAACAGCTCTGCGGAAAACTTCACGGACTTCGATGATTTCATCAGGTAAACGGTACTCGTTTTGATCTTGGATCAGTTCAAGAAACATGTAGCTTTCTTCAACAGCATTTGAGCTGCGTTGACGAAAACGGTTAACAGCACGATCTAGGGCAGTTTCGTAGTGCTTAGGATCAAGCTCTATTTCAACCATACCATCACCGAGCATGTCTTTTACATAGTCGAATACCGCGTTGCGTTCTTTCGTTGAGTTGGTTTCTTCAGCCATTTTAATTCCTTGATACTATATTTAGCTAGCGATAAATATCATATGCCAAGATTATCACTATATAAACCGGAACATGGTAACGACTATAAGTTTATGGATAAAGTAATATCCGAAGCTTTTACAGTAGGCGGAACCGACCTATATTTCCACAAATACTTAGGGTCAAATACTGCGTCTGCTAATGCTACAGCTGATCAGCCACATTATGCTTCAAATAGTCCCACAAATATCCAGGATTTATTACTACTAGAAAATCGTGATCGCACATATGATACTAGCATTTATAGACTACGTGGGCATTACAACGTAGCTAATATTGATTTTAATTTAAGTCAGTTTGGTCTGTTCATCGATAACGATACTATCTATATGACAGTGCATATTAATGATGTGATAGCATTGATTGGTCGCAAGCCGATGAGTGGCGATGTATTTGAGCTACCTCATTTACGGGATAATTTTGCATTAAATAATTTCGATATTGGATTACCTAGATATTATCAAGTAACAGATGTTGGTCGTGCTAGCGAAGGATTTAGTGCAACTTGGTACCCACATCTTTATAGATTAAAATGCATTAAGATGACAAATTCACAGCAGTTTGCTAATATCTTAAATCAACCGGCAACTGACGCCAACGGTGATCCTGATCCGCAAGGCAACACAGTTGGTAGCTTGATGGCTACTCTAGCTACTTCCTATACTATTAATGATGCTGTGATCCAGCAGGGCGAAGCAGATGCTGCCAAGAGTGGATTTGAAACACAACAATTCTATACGCTAGCAGTTGATCCTAGTACTGGTAAACCTGTTCTAGAAACAGTTGATGAAACTAGTCTTGATGCTAGCAATGCAACAAATATAAATGCATCATCAACTGCCGGCGTTCCTGTTCGTACAGGTTATACTGGCTACTTAGTCGGAGATGGTTTCCCACAAAATGGTTATGCATTTGGATTTGGAATACAGTTTCCTGCAAATGCACAGCTCGATGATTTCTTTTTACGAACAGATTTCTTACCTAACAGACTATTCCGCTTTGATGGCAATCGCTGGCTCGCTGTAGAAGATGCAGTTCGTATGAATATGACCAATACCGACACCCGCCAGACATTAAAAACAAGTTTTATTAATAATGATAACAGTTTCATTTACAATGATGCTGCGGTACAAACTTATGTAATGCTAACCACTGGCGAATATGTAATACAAACACTACAGCCATATGATGCATCATATCTAACAGTACCGTACATCGGATTTAAATTAGATACCTTTGAAGTCAGCTATGCTATTGCAGATTATCCAACTCAAACACTTGTTTCTAGTTATACTAGTGGAGGCAATACCTATTTACAAATAACGTTGCCTACTATTCCTGACAGTTTAAATCAGCAGGTACAGCAAACTATACCCTATGACGGGCAGTGGAAAGTTGGCTTATACAATAATAGAGAAGCACAAAAACAGAGCTTGTCAAAAGTTCTTAGACCCAAGGCAGATTTCTAATGCAATATTTTTATGACGGGCAAATCCGCCGCTATCTTGTACAGACTATTCGCGTACTTAGTAACTTCGTAGTCAAATACGGTGACGGTACACTACATCGTGTGCCCGTGCAGTACGGTGATCCCGACAGACAAGTTGCAACAGTTCTAAATCAAAATAGTGAAAACACCATTGCCACTGTACCTAAAATTGCTGTTTATATTTCTGGATTAGAATTAGACAGTAATCGATTGGCAGATGCTACACACTACGACAAATTAAATTTCCGTGAACGTGATATTGACACAGGTACTAATACCTACACACAGGGTCAGGGGCGTAACTATACAGTAGAACGATTGATGCCAACTCCCTTCAAATTAACTATGAAAGTAGATATTTGGTCTAGCAGTACTGAACAGAAATTACAGATACTAGAACAAATAATGGTCTTGTTTAATCCTACGTTAGAAATTCAGACAACTGACAATTATGTTGACTGGACTAGCCTTAGTGTGTTAAGCATTGCTTCGATGAGTTGGTCAAGTAGACAAGTTCCTGTTGGTGCAGAGAACCCCATTGATATCGCTAATATTACGTTAACTGCACCTATATGGATTAGTCCGCCGGTTAAGGTTAAGCATCTCGGTGTTATTACCAGCATTATTACTAATATTCATGATAACTTTGCGGCCGATACTAGTACCTATATCGATGGACTGGGCATGCCCTTAACTGATAGCTCACCAAGTCTTGGTGCAACATTAAGCACGCAGGTAGTCACAGTTGATAACTATCAAATCCAAGTTTATAATAGTCAAGCGTTCCTAATGCCAAACAGTGAAAGTGTTGTTCCGGTAGAGCGTACACTAGACATTCCAACTAGACAAGGAACTACAGTTAACTGGGAAGAACTATTCCAGCAGTATGCAGGTAATGGCAAATACATAGCCGGAGTTAGCAAACTGTTTTTAATACAGCCGAATGGCACTTATGTAATTGGTAGTATTGCTGTGTCGAGTTTAGATCCAACAATGCTACAGATTAACTGGGACTTAGATACTGTACCTACTAACACTAATATTGACAGTCAAGGGCTAATTTATGGCTTTGATCCTAGTTACGGTTCTGGCACACAGTATCGTTCAAGAAGCCCCGGCACGTTTGATGCTATTATTGATCCAACTAAAGTATACCCCGGCAACGGAATGAGTAATATCGTAGACGGTGATCGATTCCTTATAGTAGAAGATATCGGTGGTGCCACCGATAGAACTTATGTAGATTCAAATAATGTTACACAACCAGGAACAGCAGCCTGGGGCACTTTCGCCGCAAATGCTAATGATATCATAGAATGGCATGCAGGTGCATGGCACGTAATTTTTACTAGTAGCCAAGAATCCAGCCGCATCATCTATCAAACGAATATATACACTGGGGTCCAGTATGTGTGGAACGGTGTATATTGGGCAAAATCGTTTGAAGGTGAGTATAAAGCGGGTTCATGGAAGCTAGAGCTATAACAGATCGAATTGTTTGCAGTGGTGCGTTATTTTACGCCAAATCAACACGTAGATTTTTACTGTTACAAAAAAGTAATGGCAAACATGCAGGTACTTGGGGTCTTGTAGGCGGTACTAATGTACAAGGCGAAACGGCTTATCAAGGCTTGCAACGAGAAGTCAAAGAAGAAATCGGCTTCAACCCAAAAGTAATTAAATCAATCCCCTTAGAAACATTCGTTTCAAACGACAAGGTATTCAATTTCCATACGTATCTCTGTGTTATTGCTGAGGAATTTATTCCGGAATTAAGTACAGAGCATATGGGATGGTGTTGGGCTAAATTAGATTCTGCGCCAAAACCGCTACATCAAGGATTACGTAACAGTTTTACAAATAAAATAATCAAAACAAAACTCCAAACTATACTAGATTTGGTAGAATTAATTTGACAAGTACAACAGATTATGTTATCATAGTCTAAAATTATAAGGATTTTTAAATGAGTCAACGAGGAAAAGCATTCTTTATCAACGGTGGTGCCGGCAGAGTTATTTGCTCCATTCCAGCACTAGAAAAATATGCAGAAGAGAATGGTAAAGATTTTATCATTGTCTGTGAAGGTGGAACTGACTTTTATAAAGGGCATCCAATTCTACATGAACGTGCTTACGATCATTGGCATAAAAATCTATTCGAAGACAAGCTAATCAATATGGACCTAGTAAGCCCGGAACCATATCGCATTTGGGAATACTATAACCAAAAATGTTCTATCGCCCAAGCCTACGATATTGCTATTAATAATAAAGGTGTTCGTACGCTACAACGTCCATTTATTAAACTATCAAACGAAGAAATGTTTGCTGGTATATCAGTTATTAAAGAAGTTAAAGAAAAGACTAAAAAAGATCGTGTAATCGTATTCCAACCGTTTGGCCGAGGCATTACTGCTAACAACGGTATCATCTTTGATCCATCAGGTCGTAGTTTTGAAGCCGAACACGTAATTAGTATTGTTAAAAAATTGCAGAAGAAATTTGCAGTTATTGTTATGAGTGAAATTGGTATTGATTTTAGTGCTCACGGTTGTAAAGATCTAGTAGCGATTCCACAGAATGTTGGACTGCGCCAATGGGCAAGTATTATTGCTCAAGCAGACTATTTCTTAGGATGTGACAGTGTAGGACAGCATTTGGCCTATGCATTCCATAAACCGGCAAGTGTTATAATGGGCTCAACCTTCGGTATCAATGTGTCATATCCCGAGGAAGATTCATTTATTGTTATGGATCTAGGTGAAGGTCGCAGACGTTATAGTCCAATTCGTATTACTATGGATGAAGTAGCTGATCGTGGTAACGATGGTATTATGACTATGAATGAAAAAGTTGAAGATGCTATTGTTGAAAATGTACTAAAACAGTCAGCAAAGTATCGTAATACCGCAGCCGCATCTACTGTTGCAATAACTAAAGCACCAGAGACTTGTAAAACTTGTTAATATGAGTCGTTTATTTGCATTTGGGTGTAGTTTTACACAATATGCTTGGCCTACATGGGCAGACTTTTTAGGTTTAGAATTTGAACAGTTTGAAAATTGGGGATATCCAGGCATAGGTAATAGGGCAATCGCAGAGCGGATTGCCCAATGCCATGCTATTAATAAATTCACTTCCGATGATACTGTTATAGTGCAATGGTCTAGTTATCTACGGAATGATTATCATACCGGTAGACGTAGACTAAATTATATGAAAAAAGATCCGCTTGCATGGCAAGGTGGATGGAAAACCGGAGGCAGTATATTCAACTATATCAACCAGCCGGTCTACGATCAAAAGTGGATTGCACAGTTCTTTGATGGACAGTCATTCTTTATGCATACTTTAAACAATATAGTTGCTAGCCAAGGATTATTAAAATCTACCGGTTGCAAGTGGCTTATGACTAGTTTATCCGAGTTATCTAAGTTGGGTAACGATATTCCAAATGATTCCTATGGCGATGCATTAACATTAGAAGATCCCAATTATACTGTTTGGAACGATCCCGAATATGAGAAATTTTCTTTTTATAAAAAAGCCATATGGGACGACTACTCAGATCATTGGCTAGAACCGATAGGCCCGTATGTATGGGGTCGAACCACAGAAGGTTGGTCGTTTGAGTCCGAAGATGGCACTCTGGTAAAGGACATACATCCTAGCCCAAGACAACATATATCATATGTTAATAATGTAATTAGCCATAAATTGAACGTGCCGGTTGATAATGCAAAATATGCCGATCTATTAACACTCACAGACAATATAAAAACATCTAATAAAAAATTAGATGCATTTGAAGTAGAAATGATAAAGAATTGGCATCCTCTAGATTATAAAGGAATATGATGAAACAGCCTCGTAGATTATTTGCCTTTGGCTGTAGCTACACTAGCTACGCATGGCCTACTTGGGCAAACTTTTTAGGTATAGAATTTGCAGAAGTTCAAAACTGGGGCATGTCCGGATTGGGCAATCGTGCAATCGCCGAGCGGGTCGCAGAAGCCAACATGAAATATAAATTTTGTGAAAACGATGTTGTTATAGTACAATGGTCTAGCCATTTGCGCAACGACTGGTGGCATCAAGCAGAAATATTAGGCCGACCAAGAGGTTGGAAGACTATGGGTAGTATATTCAACTATCTCAATGAAAAATTGTATGATAAGAAATGGATTGACACTTTCTTTTTTGAGCCTGCTTTTATTATGCACTCTTTAAATAATATATCATTAACGCAGGGGTTGCTAAAGTCTACAGGCTGTGAATGGTATATGACTAGCATTGGCGATATCAGGATGCTAGGTAGTGATCTGCGTGAAGATGCAACCTACGGCGAAACTACTGAAATCGTTAAAAAATTAGGAACTGTTGAAGAAAAACTTGCTTGGAAAATGGTTCCAGAATTACAAGTATATGAGAAACCAATTTGGGAAGATCATGCCGATCATTGGTTAATGGGCTTTGAGGAACTATGCAATGGGTATCCTCAACTTACTTATTTGTTTTATGATATACCACAGCGTATACAGTTTTATGATTTTCATCCTAGTCCAAGACAACATGTACTTTGGATCGAGCGTGAATTAAAGAAAAAGTTAAAAATATCAGACGAAACCATGCTGACAGCACATAAAGTGGTTGACTTCATAGATGCATTTCATGTAAAATTGAATGTAGATAAACGTGCTTGTGAATATGCAATAGCTAGATCAGATATAAAAGAGTTTGAATGGCCGACAAGGCCTCGTGGATTTTAAGGAAAAACTATGGAATTAGATAACGGAGGTAAAGATATATGGATCGCGGCAATAGCTCGTGGCCACAATGCCAGCGTATGCTTGCTCAAGAATGGTAAAATCGTTTTTAGCATTGAAGAAGAACGATTGAGTCGTCACAAATACGATGGCGGACCATACGCAGCCATGATGAAAATTAAAGAATATACCGATCGTTTAGATTATTTGGTCATTGCACACACTCAACGACTACAGGACACTGCTGGCAAGGTTGACTTTACCGGAGACGATGTCTATACCGGACTTGCTCGTAAGATGGGGTTGATTGCTCGCAAGTTGAATATTTGGAAACATCCGCAAGTTATTGATCTAAGTCATGTACATCATAAACTACATGCAGCCTGTGCGTTTTATCGTTCAGGATTTGATTCAGCAGTTGCACTAATTGTAGATGGTGCGGGAACATTCCTTCCGTTGAATATTGCCGGCGAGCAAGTCACTGGTTGGGAAACTGAATCAATTTATGATTGCGAGTATCCTAATACATTTACTACACTATACAAGCATGTAGGTGTACGTGGACCTAATCCAGGTATTTTAATTGAAAACTTTGATAGTTCAATGTTCGATGAACGTGGAACTCACGAATGTTTGATTACAGATCGTGCTGGTATTACTAAGGTATATGAAGCAGTGACTCGTTATTGTGGTTGGGATTCAATTGAAGCTGGTAAAACCATGGGATTATTTCCTTATGGTGAACCAAATGATGCTATTCCACCATTGTTCGATGATACCGGCATTACACCATTAGCTAATAGAAATATCATTGTACCAACATATCCAAATGGTGCAGTTGTTAATCAAATGCTATTTAAAGAACTAATGGATGGTGCAGAAGCAGATGATGTTACACTATTGCAAAATCGTAGAGATTTAGCATATGCTTGTCAAACACAAACGCAGGAACAAGTGGTACGCTTAATCCGTAAAGCAGTAGAAATGACAGGTAAAAAGAAAGTTGTTATTTCAGGCGGGTATGGATTAAACTGTGTTGCTAACTATCATTACTTAGACGCATTAAAAGATGAAGGCATTGAGATTTATGTAGAACCTATATCAAATGATGCTGGTACTGCTATCGGTGCTGCCTTGATGCAGTATAAAAATGCAGATCCTGAAACAGAGATCCCCTATGATAAAGATGGTTTATATCTAGGATTTGAATATAACTATACTGTAGATAATGTTAATAGTATACTCAGCAAGTATAAAGATGTAGAAATTAAAGATGCTACACACGAAGATATTGTTGATTTATTAATGGATAAAAAGATTGTTACCTTATTCCAAGGACGTTCAGAAAACGGTCCTCGTGCATTAGGTAATCGTTCAGTATTGTTTAATCCTACATACGAAGATGGCAAGGACTATGTGAACGAAGTCAAGCATCGTGAATATTTCCGTCCATTTGCTGGTAGTATCCTACAGGACTATGTGCATGAATGGTTTGATTTGCGTGGTATGGAAGATAGTCCCTACATGATGTATGCTGTTAATTGCCAGCCCGGTATTGAAGAAAAGATTCCGAGTATTATTCACGTAGACGGAACTTGTCGTATACAAACAGTTACACAAGAACAAAATAAGAATTACTACGATTTAATTAAAGCATTTTATGATCGTACAGGAGTACCAATCTTGTTTAATACCAGTTTCAATCTAGGTGGTGAACCGTTAGTTGAAACTCTAGATGATGCTATTTGGACTCTAAAAGAATCAGATATTGAGTACTTGTACTTGCCAGAATTAGGTAAACTAATTACAGTTCCTAATTTCTAATAGAAAATCAAGAGAATAAAAAAGGGCATTAACTGCCCTTTTTTTGTGATAGTACAATCTTAATGATCGCCTTCACCGTCTGGGTTTGGAATACCACGAATCTTCCAAGGTGCAGTATTTGGCTCTGAGTGGAATGTTATCGCATTATTAACTGATGTTACTGCATTAATTAATGGTAAGCTCAGAGTTACTTGTTTCTTTCCAGCATCAATTGAAACTACATTAGTTACATAATTTTGAAAAACTTGAGTCACATCATGTAATGTAGTAGATACATCCATACCTTCTTGGATACCAGTAACATCGGCAACCTGTATTACAGTCTGACCAACAGTATTAATTGGTGCAGCAGCTGAGGTATCAATTGTTGTTTTAACATTGTCAACAGCACCGTGAACACCTGGCAAATCTCTAAGTTTTTGACGATATGTTTCCCATGCAGTTTTAACACTGTCAGGTGTATCATCAGCAAGTGCAGCATGATCGCTATGATATAGCAAGCTAGTACGCCACATGCGGATACCTGCCCAAGTCATATGTGGTTGCTTCCATGGATACGGAGTAGTAAATGCCTGTGCATTAAAATCATAAACCATATCATTAATTTCGTATGTATGATGTGGATCTGGTTGAGCATGGCGCTCATAGATAGAGCCATCTGGCAATGTTTCTTGGATAGTTGGCTGCGCACTAGGATCTGGATGATGCTCTGCTGGCATACCGCCAACTAGCACGGCCAATAATGGATCTTTAGCACAATCGATATCTACACGAGCTTGATCAAGTGGAACTGGAACTTCTGATCCATCGTGACCATCATGTAGAGGAGCACGCCTATCCCATTTACCAGTTACTTTGTCAACGAAAATATATAGTGTATCAGGCCCTACGTATGTATATGTGCCCTTCTTACCTAGTGTATTTGTCTGCGCTAGATAATCGTCTGGCATGTCATAGGTAAAAGGTACTGTAATTGTTGTTACATTGTTCATGTCAGCCATTTAAATTAACCCCATGTTACTGAAACTAAGCCGCCTGCGCCCCATTGGCCGCACCAGCAGTTGTTGTTTTGACTCTGTGCTGATAGTCCGCCCCCGCCTGGAAAGAACGCACATGGCATGCATGAGCACCCACCATTTACACAACCTGTAGGCCCAATTTGTGGACCCGAAGCTGTTGCTGGAGCTAGAGCACTAAATTGTTGTCCAAACTGATAGCAGTTTTGTACGTTAATGTTGCTACCGCCGTTACCAGCAATACCGTAAGAAGCGCCATAGAATGCCGATAAACAGTGTGCGCCGTGCATAATATTACAGATATAGCAGTTTTGGAACATAAAACACTGTGTACAACCATAAGAACCGCCAGTTGCACAGAAGTTACTTAGACCTGGGCCTTGGACCCATGTTGTGTTACCACCGTAACCGCCTGTACCAGGTGAAATACATGTTGAACTAGCAGCACAGATTGTGTATGTACAACCTGCATAAGTAGTCAAGTTAACTGTTTGAACAGCATATGCACCTGCACCTGCACCCGGGCCTGATTGGCAGCAGCATGAACCTGCACCACCGCCTCCACCACCCCAAATTTCAAAAGTTACCCAGCTAGCGTTGTTAGGAACGGTCCATGCACAGCACTGCCCGCCATTATTTAGGGAACCTTGTGATGTGTTATATACTAAAAATTCTCTTGGATAATTATTACCCTGTGTTGCTGGAATCGTATATGCTAAAGTTGATAAATTTACTGTTGCCATTTATGTTCTGCCCTTATCTGTATGTTACTGTAACAAGACCGCCAGCACCCATACCACCGCAACAGCAGTTACCACCCTGTACGCTAGCGCCTGACATACCGCCTCCTGGGAACACAGCGTAAGCTGTACCGCAGTTGAATGATGTCATCATTTGATTACCCGACAATGCTTGACAGAAATCCATAGTAATTTGTACGCCAGCACCGATGTATGTTGGTCCTGGCACATACGCATATGAGTCATAGCCGCAGTTACTTAAACGAGTTCCACCGCGTGAGCCGCAAACACCAAAGTCATGTCCGCAAAGTGCACCGTATTGGCAAGCTGAGCATGAACAGCATGACCCAAAACCAAAGAAACATCCGGTTGAGCCCCAATACCCGCCTGATGCGCATAAGTTGAGCTGTACCTGTGTTGTACCGTTGCTTTGTACCCAGCTGTCATAGCCTTGTTGTCCACAGCATGGGCCTTGGCAACTACCGTTACCACCTGCACAAATTGTAAATTGATTACCTGGAGTTACCGGAATTGTTCTTCTAGCATAGCTGCCTGAGCCACCTGGATAACATGGTTGTTCGCAGCAGCAAGCACCACCGCCTGATCCACCGCCACCCCATACTTCAAACTTAGCCCAACATACACCTGCTGGTACTGTCCATAAACAACATTGTCCACCATTACAAAGTGAGTTTAAGCTAGTATTGTAAACGTTAAATGTTGAATAGGTATTAGTTAAGCCTGCTGAGGTAGTAGAATATCGAGTGTCTGGGAATAAAACTGTTAAGTTAACTGTTGCCATTTAAATATACCTTTTAAGCACTTGGGTGTTCAGGAAGTTGTACTTTCCATGGATCGATACCTTTCCACACTTCTGGTAAATCTCTTAGATCTTTACGGAACTGCTCCCATGCTGGAACTTCAGCTGGATTACAGGTACGTACCTTCATATCTGACCATTTCAACATATTATTACGAGCAGCTCTGATACCATCCCATGTCATGTGTGGGTCTTTTAATACTGTTAAGGGCTTGAATTTTTCAGCTACTGGATCCCATTCAATTTCACTTATTTCATAGCAGTGATCTGGAGGTGTTGGAATCGGTGCGCCGTATGTTTTACCGTTTGGTAAAGGCTCCTCTGTATGAGGCAATGTACCGTAGTCTAAATCATTGTAGATGATGCTGGCAACTAGTGGTTCTTTAGTTGGATCAATAGCAATTTTAGTTTCGTTTGGTGGAGTTGGAATTAAATGTCCATCGTCACCTTCGTGATAGTGAAATTTACCTTCTAATTTCATTGTATCGTTTTTAACAAATACGTAAAGTGTTTTAGGACCTGAATATGTCCATTTAGCTTTTAAGCCTTTAGACATTGACTGACTTAGGTACTCGTCAGGTACAGCGTATTCAAACTCAAATGTGATACGTTCGAACCGATCAGGAGCTGGTGCTGGAGTAGGAGCTGCTGCTGCCGCTGCTGCTGCCTGTTCCGGACTTAAACTTGCTAATGCTAAATTATTATCTGCCATTTTCTTAAATTCCTTTTATTAACCCCAAGTTACTACAACCATGCCGCCCATGCCCCAGCTACCCCAGCAGCAACCGCCACCGCAGCCTTCACCAGCAATTCCAGGGCTACCTGGACCTGAGCATGGTGTGACAGGAGTATAGCTACCGACCATCATGCAGCCTGAGTGTGCCATACCAATTGTACAAATATCAAATGTATGACAGCTATTATTACTTAATTTTGGTGTACCAGCTTGCCATGTATAGCTATACTGTGTACAATAGTTTGAATCTTTTTGTGTACTTTGAATAGATGGAACAACGAAATCGCCCGAACTACTAGAACATCCCGATGTAAACATCGCTACGCAAACACCAGTACAGTTGTTGAAACCACCGTGCCAGCATAGACCGCAGCCGCCTGCGCCACCTGTTGCACAAGCAGCAGTTGTTGAGTTACCAGCACACACTACGAAACTAGGGAATCCGCAGGTACCGCAACAGTTAACTTGGCAACAGCCTGAGCCGCCTGCACAAATAATGTAACCGCAACCAGCTGCTGTTTGTAAAGTCTTTTTAGCGTATGCGCCACCACCGGGGCCATTATAGGCACCCATACAGCAGCAACCACCAGGGCCGTCGCCACCACCACCAAACAATTCAAACTGTATCCACGATGCACCAACACCACTAGGTATTGAGAAGCAACAACAAACTCCGCCGTTTTGCGTACCAGTCGAGCCGTTATAAACCACAAATACGTTTTGCTTGTATTGTTGAGCCGCAGAACTCGTGCTGTTAACTAATAATTGTCCAAGTCCAACTGTAGCCATTTAATTTTGCCCTTTAATCTTTTTTATATTAACGTGTAATATACCAGCCGTAAGCTGCTGAAAATACAAGTGTTACTGTTGTGTTATTAACGTTTAGCGAAACGTTCTGCACTGAACCTTGAATAGATGCACCGTTACTGTTTAGTGTAACAGGTGATCCGCCAAAGTTTCCTTGGATGTCAACGATCTGAATTGTGTCGCCTTCAACGCTTGCAGCAGGCGCAGGCAATGTAATTGTAAAACCGCCTGCTGTGCAGACAATTCTATCGTTGGCCAATGCTGAATAGGTACTAGAAATGTATCTAGTAGTTCCAGTTTGTGCGCCAGTTGTTGTAATATTGCGTCCCATAGTTTTTCCTTTAACTTATTACGTAGTAGATGATTCAATGCCGTAAGCATATGCTGTTACTAATGCTGAACTGGCCCATACTACAATGTTTGCGCCAGCGTCTGCAATAATACCTGTTCTTTCAAGCACTTGGTTACCGGTCAATACGGTGTTATATTCAAGCCACTCAGAACCGATTGGAGCACCTACGTTAGCAGTAGCACTTACTGATAGTCTAATGCTTACTTGAGTGTTTGCTCTGTTAACAAAGTTAACAGAAATCGCTGTATAGGTGTTTGCCGGTACAGTATATAAATTTGTATAAGTAGCAGCCGCTAAATCAGCTTGCCCTAATCTTCCTGTTGCCATGTGTTGATTCTCCGTATTCTCTTATGTTATTTATGCTTTTTGAACGTTACCTGATATTTTTATATTAGACTCCAAAACCACTGGCGCTTGAAATAAAGAACTCAGAAGCTGTAACTTTTCTAGCGATCCTGTCAACATAGCACTTGTTAGCAACTTGTGTTAATAGTGTAGGTTGGGCAACGATCGTAGCACAGGTAAATGTTGCTGCAACCGCGCAGTTAGCACCAATAATGATGTTATCCATAGATCCTGTTGTACCGCTATTAATTGTTGTTATACCAGCACCAGTTGGGAATATTGTTACGTTAAATCCTGATGGTGTTAGTGCAGTTGTGCTAGTAGTTGTTAGTTCTGTGGCTGTTTTTGGGCCACCTACGCTGGCAATAATCACATAATTTGTGCCATCTGAAACGATTCTGATTGAAGAATTAGGTTCCATGGTAAATGTTGCAGCCCCAGGTGCACCTTGTCCAGTTGGAGTTGTAGTAGCGGTACCAACACCAATACCTTGGAATGTAGCAGTACCGCCAGCTTGTAGTGTTACCACACCAGTTGTAGCATTATAAAACTGTTGCTGTTGACCTGGATATAGTACTGGGTTTGGTAGAGTTACTGTGTAGGGTGGAGTACCAGTAAATTTTGTGAACACCCCTTGATATGGTGCTCCTACGGTCGCAGTGGTATTGATTACTTGCGACTGGGTTGCGGTATTATAACGAGCCATGTTTTTTCCTAGTTCTTATATTTATCTATTATGATGTTGATGTTTCAATACCATAAACCGTAACGTTTACAGCAGAACCTGGTGTTGTAACCCAAACATTATAGTTTGCTCCAGCCACTAAACCAGTACGTTCAAATACACCGTTACCGATCAATGTTGTACCAAACTCAATATATTCGCTAGGTAGCACATTACCTGCAACGGTAGCTGTACTTAGAGCTATACTAAATGTTGTGCTAGTTGTTGCTGTATTTGTTATTGAAACGTTGAATACTGAATAGTAACCAGCTGTAACTGCGTAAACGCTAGTTAAGGTACTTGCTACTAGTTGGGTATTTCCTAATCTTCCTGTTGCCATGTTATTTCTTCCTTTTTAATTTTTATCTTTGCATAAAGAACGGCATTGCTACTGCTGCACCGTCAATACCACCCACAAAGTTCATCTTTGCTTTTACCTGTATCTGTCCACCAGTTGTTGTAGTTATCACGTTACCTGCAATAAACACAACACCAGCTGTCAGTGTATTTACGTTCAAGCTAGATTGTCCGCCACCAATTTGTGATGTAATGAAGGTCTTAATAGCTTTCTGTGTTGGTAAAATATTGTCACTATTAGCAGTGAAATATGGATCTGAACTGAAGCTGGTAATAACTGCAGATCCTGTACCAACTGTTAAGTTACCTAACTGCAAGGATTGTAGTCCTGACAAGTTAAACGCACTAGCGTTCAATGTAGCAGTACCAGTTGCCTGTTGAACAGCAAACAATCCACCCACGTTAAAGTTACCGTCTTGGTCAGTACTTGTAAAGAATACTCGTCCGCCGCCACTAAACAACTCTTGGTTAGCCTGGATAGCATTAGCAATATTAACATTTGGATAGTTAGTTTGCGTAAAGTTACCAGTACCAATGTACAAGAAGTCATGTCCTGTTAAACGTGTCTGACTATATTTCAATCTTGTTGTAATCAAGTCATTATGTGCAGGAGCCAAATATGTTGTTAATGATGGATTAATTTGCCATGTAGCAGTATAATTGCCAGCAGTACCTAAAATATTTGAAATAGTAACTAGTTTGTAGTATACGCCTGGTACACTTGCAAATGTTACGTTCGCGCCCGGTGTTGGGATTGAGAACATATTGCTAACATTAATAAAGCTAGCTGGTTGATACAGATCGCTGAAGCCGTCGCCTGTTACAGTAGCATTTGAAGTAACGTTATTATTACCTCTGTTAGTAAATGCTGGGTTACCTAATACGCCATTTCCAGTTCTAACTCTAATGCTTGCTGCTCTAGTCTTGTTAACGTCAGTAATTGTAAAGATTGGTCCTGAGGTGTAAGTAGCACTTAATGTTGCTGCCGACAATCCAACTGGAGCCAATGATCCACTAGTTAATGTTACTGCAAAACTTGTGCTTGAAATACTGCCAGTGATTGGATAGTACTGTGTATTCAATGATAAACCGGATCCTGTTAAGGTTCCTTGGAACTCAACTGGTTGATTTGCCACTAAGTTTTCAGTATTATCAACAACTACTATACTTTGTGTAGTTGCTGCAATATTTAGACTGGTTGTAGTACCTACTGACAGTGCAGAACCACCTACTACGTTTGATACTGTTAGTGTTGTTCCGCTAGCACTTACAACATAGTATGTTGTATTAGCTGACAAGCTACCAACAGCACTTGCAAATGTAATTGGTTGATTTGCTACAACACCTGTGATAGTTGCAGCTACAGTAATATTTGTAGTGCTTGAACTATTTACAGTTAGTGTAACAGGAGCATATGTTGCTGATACTGCACCTTTTGGATATCCCGAACCAGGCTCAATCATACGTATTTCGCTGATTGCACCGCTAGTTACCTTTGCTCGACCTTGTGATGTAGCACCTGTATGAATACTAGCTGCATATGTACCTGGAGTATCTGAAATTGCAACAAACAATGGATTGTTATTTGGGTTACCAAATGCTACAGCACGCCAGCTTGATGCACTTGGCAATGTCTGTGAAGTCCAATTAATACCGTCTGAGCTTGTTGCTGCCACGTTACTTGGTAAGTAGACAAAACCAGTTGCTGATGTAGCACCAATACTTGAACCTGCATCTGTATAGGTAAATGTTAGCGCACCAGTTACAGTAATAGTTGTGTTAGCGACGTCAAATCCAACTACACCTGTGCCAACGATTGTTACTGTGTTACCAGTAGTCAATCCGTGTGCTGATTGTGTTGTTAATGTAGCAATATTTGTTGCAGAACTTGCCGATGCACCAGTGACCGATGTTGTTGCAACGCTAATACCTGTATTAGAATATGTAAATGTATTAGCACCGGTTACTGTTATAGTTACTCCGCTAGCATTAAATCCAGTTGTTGATACACCTGAAATAGTTACTGACAATCCTGTTGTAAAGTAGTGTGGAGCACTAGTTGTGATTGTAGCAAATGCCACAGGAGTATTCGGAGTTACCGTACCTGTTGTAGCACTTGTTGTCGCTACAGAAGCATATCCAGTATTGGTAAACGTGAACGATGTTGCATTAATTACGTTAATTGAAACACCTGTTTGATCAAAACCTGTAACACTACTTGCTGCGGTTCCTGAAATATTAACAGTATAACCTGTTAGATATCCGTGTGCAATACTTGTAACAACAGTTGATGTTGGTGTTACAAATGTTGCTGTACCTGTAGCAATCGCTGTACCTGCTGCAATTGATGCCCCAGTTGATTTCAACAAGAACACATTTGCACTTACAGGATTAACTGTAAATGTGCCATCGACAGTTAGTGTATTAGCGATAGTTACAATTGGTAGGAAGAATATCTGTGCTGTTGACATTGGTGCAATTGGGTTAGCACTTAATGTTACAGTATTAGTCTGATAGTTAATACTGAATACAGTAGTTCCCGCTGGTAAGTAACCACCTGCTAATGCTACTGTTGTACCTAGGTTGGTTGTTATCAATGGTGTTGCTAGTGTACCATACTGTGTTGCAGTGACTGTAAATGTTGTTGTTGAAGGAACTGCTAATACAAAGTAAATAGTACCACCATTTAGACCAGTATTTGCAAGACCGCTTACAGATGTTATTGCTGCTCCTGATGCATTACCTGGAACATAGGTAGAACCACCAAACGATGTACTAATTGTAAGGTTGTTACCAGTGATAGCTGTAATATAATACGGTGTATTTGCCAACATATTACCAAATGCTGTACCGCCTGCTGTACCTGTAGCAAGACCTTGTGCTAGGATATGTACATATGGTGTACTACCTTGTGCTTGGCTAATTGCTATGGTATTGCCAGAAATTGTTGTAATATAGTAGAATGAATTAGTATTCAAATTACCAAATAGGTTACCACCAATTGTAGTAGCTAATGTGCCTGAGCTAGCATTAGCTAAGGTTACAGCCGATCCACCTTGTGTTAGACCAATAGTGATATTAGAGCTTACTATTGACAAGACATAGTAAATTTGACTGTTAACAATACCGCTACCAACTAGTCCTGTACCTGCAAATACAATTGGTTGTCCAACTGAAACACCTGTTACGCTTGACAATGTTACAGTGTTGCCTGATGAACTTGTAGCTGTAGCATTAGGTGTTACATATCCTGGGCCGCCTGCCGAGTAAGTTGCTGATACACTAGCGTTAGTTAATACTGGAAGAACTGTTCCACCGTATGTTGCACTAACTGTAATTGTACCGCCTGCACCTGGAGTAGGAATTGTTAATACAAAGTATGTTTGACCACTAGTAATACCTGTACCTGTTAATGTACCACTGAATGCAATGGCTTGTCCAATTACTAGTGCTGCTGTATTACCAACAGTGATCAAGTTACCTGTTGCATTAGTAGCTGTGACAGTACCTGGGATAGATGCTGCACTGAATGTTACTGGCTGTCCAACTGTTAGACCAGTTGTAGAAGCTAACTGTACAGTACCTTGTATGTTTGCTGTATTAGTTGTACCAGTACCGACTGCAAATGTGCTGCCCGATGGTGTTTGACTAATAGTCATTGTAGTACCGCTGGCAGTTAACACATAGTAAACTATTCCTGCAACAATATTACCAGAACTTGAACTAAATGTAACTGGTTGGCCTGCAGCAATACCTAAACCATTTACTGTGCTAGTTGTAGTGATATTATTACCGCTAGTTGATGTAACTGCAACAGTATTTGTAGGCAATGAACCAGTTGATGATACAGGAAGCTGTACTGGATTACCGGCAACAAATGTAGCTGTTGATAATGATGCACCTGTGATACTTAGGTATGAGCCATTATATGTTGTTGACAATGTAATAACACCTGGAATACCTGAACCAATTACGTCTACAATAAAGTATTGTGTAGTACCTGTACTAATACCACTAGCACCTGTAGAACCACCAAAGCTAATTGTTTCACCTGCTACAAGCCCATAAATTGATGCTACTTGTACTGCACCTACGATAGTAGCTGTACCTGTGCCGCCTTGGCCAGCTGTAAATGCGCCACCACCGCCTTGACTTGTAGTAATATTAATACTTGTTGTGTTATAGCTACCGGGTGATCCTGAAGTATCTTTAGTTTGGTTAATATTTACAAAGTATGTACCAGTACCACCACTACCTGAATTGTTTGCAACAATCATTGTATTAGCAGTGATTGTACCACCACTTAGATACATACCAGGAGTTACTGTACCGCTACCAACTGTAGTTACTGTTAGCAACACTGGAGTTGCAGTAATAGTAGTTGATGTCTGTGATACAGTGGTGTTAATTGTCCATGTACTTGATGAGCTTGTACCTGTACCTGTTAAGTTAGATACAATGTATACGCTGGTACCAATCGAACCACCACTTAATACCATACCTGTTGTGATACCTGTACCTGTTGGTACGCTGGCTACAGTCAATGTTGTACCTGAAATACTACCTGTAAATGTAGTAGCTGTTCCTGGAGCAATATATCCATTGATACCTGCTGAATTTAGAGCTTGGATAAAGTAGGTTGTACTAGTAGATACGTTACCGAACGCTGTGCCAAATGTTACTGGCTGTCCAACACCAAATCCAAGGCCTTGTGTATTAATAGCAATGTTACTACCCACAGATCCAGCAACTGTTGGAGTACCTGAACTGTATGTGTTCAATGCACTACCTGAAATTGCGTAGCTTGCTGAGAATGTTGGCGGTGTGCCAAATGATGCTATAGTATTAACTACAATCGCTGTACCGCCTACTGTATTAGCAACTGTAATAGTACCATTAGCGCCGGGTGTTGGAATTGTCAATATAAAATATTGTTGTCCAGCAGTTAAATTAGTACCGGATACATTTCCACTTAGTGTAATACTTTGTCCAATTACCAATCCAGTTGTATTGTTAACTTGGATTAAATTACCGGTTGCATTAGTTGATATTACTGTACCGCTAGTTGTTGTAGGAGCACTAAAGTAAATTGACTGCCCAGTTACTGCACCTGTAGTACTTGCTAGAGGAACAATGTTAGCACCTGACGCAATAGTACCAACTGCTAGTACTGCACCAGCTGAACTAGTCCATGAACCATTAGCACCGGTTGTCACATTGAACGTAGGAGTTAGTGTAGCACTTGTACTTAATGTCAATGTACCGTTAGCACCAGGTGTTGGAATGCTTGCAATATAGTATGTTGTACCTGATGATAGACCACCAAATACACTACCAAATGTTGTAGCATCTGTACGACCTGTTGTTGTAGTTAATGTTAAATTATTGCCTAAGTATGTTGCACTAACACCAATTTGATTAGTTGCGCTAATAACTGATGTTACATAGTAGGTTGTTAATGCTGTTAAACCACCGTTAGATGTAGTTGGAATAAATGATTCACCGATTACAATACCTGTTGTGTTAGCTAGAGTAACTAGATCAACAGTACCGTTTATTGCTTGGCTAGTCTGTGTTGGAACTGTTGTACCAACCCAGTTACTAATACTCCAAGTAGAACCGTTTGTACTACCACCTGCTAAGTTAGCTGTAATGTATGTGCCAGCTGGTATTGTACCGCCTGTGATTACCGCGCCAACTACTATAGTACCAGCAGTGATTGTACCAATAGTCAATGTAGTACCACTAATACCTGAACCTGTTGTGGTAAATGTAGCGTGTGTAGTTGCAGTTAAGGTTGGTGTTTGAATTACGCTTGTAAATGTAATAGCTTCACCTGTTGCTAGACCAGTTGTAGAACTAACTGTAAACAAGCCCGGAGTACCTACAGCAGCACCTGTTAGTGTTGGTGTTACTGCCGCACTGCTTAATGCTGTGGCAAATGTTACGCTGGTCTTAGTAGCAGATTGTACAACCCAGTTTGCATTCAATCCTGGAGGGTTAGCACCAGTAATTGTGATAGTTTGATTTGGAACAAATGGCACTGCTGCCTGCGCCGCAAATGTCAATGTGCCAATCGTACCTGTTAGTACTCCGCCGGTAATTGAGATGCTTTGTGAGCTATTTTGACTACCGTTTATTGTGCTGACTAACGCAGTTCCAGTGAACTGTATTGGTTGTCCTGGTACTAGTGTTGCTGTACTTGGAACAGTAATTAAGTTACCTGATGTACTTGTAGCACTTGGTGTTAGTGTTGCTGAACCATATAGATCGTTAACAGCCATACCAGTATAAACACCAGAAGTGTTTGCTACAGTGATCGCAGCTGGAATTACACCGCCTACTACAGTACCGGTTGTAGCAGTAGTACTCACCGTTGTCCATAATCCTGGAGTAGCTGTTGTTACAAATGCTGTAATTGTGCTTGGTGTTACTAGACCAGTTGTAGTATATGTTGTGCTAACTGAACCACTACCTAGTGTATAGGTAAATGCTGAAGTAGTTGTTACTGTAATAGCTACGTTGGTAGCATCTAAGCCGCTTGTACTATTAGCAATAGTTACGTTATAGGTAAATGTTACACTACCGCCTGTTACACCTGCTGTTAACGCACTGCTTAATGTTAATGTAGAACCGTTAATAGCTGTAATTGTAGAGCCAATCACAAATCCAGTACCAGCTGATACACTCATACCTACCATTAGGCCTGATGTGCTATTAACTGTTACGTAGTTAGTATTGATTAAACCAGTAGCTGTTGTTGTTACTCCGCCGATTGTTAAACCGTGTGCAACTGTTGTGTAGAATGTACCTGTACCGCTTGGAGTACCACTGTTAGTAGCACTTAGTATTACTACGTTGCCTGGTGAAGTATAAATTGCTGTTACTGTACCGCTTACGTTTGTACCAGCTACGTTTGTGCCTACAGTAATACCTGCTGTACTACCAACTGTTACTGCGTTGTTACCAAATGTACCTGTTCCACTTGGATTTGAACTGTTAGCTACAGTTAACAGCACTGTAGATGTTCCGTCCCATGAATTTGAAACAGTTGCATTAGCACCGATACCTGTACCAGTTACTAGCATACCTTTGTAAATGCCAGTTGTTGAGCTAACAGCAATAGTAAACTGTCCTGATAGGCCAACAATGCTTGTTGTTACAGTTGCAGTAGCCAATGTAGTTTGAACAGCAGTACCAGTATTAACTGTTACTGTTGAACCTGAACGTGCTGTTGAGTAAAAATTAAATGTACCATAACGTTGTACAGTTGATGTACCTGCACTACCTACACGAGCAACTGTACTTACCGCTGCGGTACCAACACGTGAAACGCTAGCAATTGAAGCAGCACCAACACGACTTACGCTTGATACTGATAATGGAGCTGATACGTCATCGCTAATTGCCATGAATGTACCTTGTCCGTATGTAACATTTTTCCAGTTTTGTACACTTGGAAGGCCAGCACCAGGTGAGAACCATGTAGTACCAAAGTCAATACTATATGCACTTACAGTGCCTGTACCAGAGACAGCAACGAAACGACCATTACCATAGGTTACACTAGTCCAATTCTGTGAACTTGGTAATGCTCCACCTACTGTCCATGTATTACCATTTAAGGAAACTGCTGTTGCAGTATTATTTGAAATTGCTACAAAATATCCGGCACCGTATGCTACACTAACATATGAACCTAGTGCTAGTGAAGGAATAACTTTACTAATCCAGCTTAGTCCGTCTGATGAACTTGCTGCTAAGTTAGTACCACCTACTGCTACCCATGTTGGAGTAGAACTAATTGTACCATATGCTGTTGCAACAAATCCTACGCTTGGTAATGAACCGCCTGCTGTCCAAGTTCCTGCTAAGTTTGCTGGAGTTTGGTACGCTGTATTGATAACACCGTTAGCTGTTGCAATAAATTTAGCATTTGTATCTGTAATAGTTACAGTTGGAGTACTTGTGTAACCAGAACCAGTAGTCAATAATCCAATAGTCGATACACCGGTATTGCTTATTGTAGCAAGAGCAGTAGCTTGACTGCTTGATCCACCGCCTGATATTGTAACGTTTGGAGCGATACAATAGTCTTGGCCTGCACGATTAACAATAATGCTGGTCAATCTGTCTGTTGCTGCTGTTACAGTTGGGACTGTTAAGTAGCCGCTACCTGGAGATACTACTGTTACTGATTGAACTACACCGTTTAATACTATTGCTGTTGCTACGGCATTTGATCCGCTTGCACTTGTAAACACGATAGTTGGAGCTGTTAAGTAACCTGTACCACCACTAACAACTGTTACTGATGCAATTTGATTTGATGCAAGTCCAGTACCTAGTGTACATGACAATACACAACCAACACCACCTAGTCCACCAACAACTGCTGTCGCTGTTGCACCTTGGCCGCCACCGTATGTAAGTGACTGCCAGTTTTGTGATGTAGGCAATTGACCACTTAATGACCAATTTTTACCATCCGATGAATAAGCTGCTGTATTTGCACCTAATGGTGTACCAGAAACTGCCACATAATAACCGGCAGCATAAGTTACTGCGGTCCACTCTTGTGTACTTGGCAGTGTTCTTGCTGTTGCAGTATATCCAGGAGCTGAATATGTAATTCTTGGCTCAATAATATACTGTGTAGTTAAGTCAAGGGCGTTACTGATTGTCTTACCTGGAACTACGTGATCCCAACCAGCTGCTACTACTGTCATCGATCCACTAGAATTACTTAGAGTTATCGGAGTACCGTTAGTTGTTAACGCAACTTGGAATGTTGTACCATTAGGTGATAGTGATGTACCTATTACATAGTATGGTGTATTTCCTGGAGTTGCTAGAGAAATGTTACTTCCTCCCAACAAGTTGCCAGTGAACCAAATTGGCATGTTATTATACAACGAGTTAGTATTGCCGCTAGCCAATGTAAATGCATTGGTTGAAGCACTTGTACTAGCCACTGTCAGGCTTGTAAATGATTCTTTAGCAATACACATTACTTTGCTACCGTTGTTATAAGCAACGATAAATCCAGTTTGTCCTACACCAGAACCAGCTGTTAATAAAATACGCTCACCGATATATGCTGTAGCTAATTGTAAGTCAGTCCCTGCAATAGTAATACTGTATGTATTACCGCCCTGTCCAATATTAGACTGTGCTAGATAATTTGCACCACCAACACCGTTGCCATCATTAAGATCAATTAAGCGTGATTCAAATACTGCTCCATCACGGAATTCATTACCGACTGCAACAGTGTTATAACCTGTACCACCGATTGTATACTGTACGTTAGTATAGTTTTGACCGGCATTTTCGTATTCCATACGTAGTACTTGAGTTACGTTATCTGTTAATACGTTAGTAATGTAAGCACCGTTAGCACGATTGTTTAGATTAGCATATAATGGTACTTCATATGAGTCAACACCTTCAGCGATAACACCATATGTACCATATGATGAGTTACCATTGGTAGCACGAATCTTACCACCTAGCTCTGCTAGGTAACCAGAGTAACTATAGTAACAGAATACTGAAACAAGTTCTGTTAGGGCGCCTGAACCAGTACACCATGCACCAATACCGTCTGACATAATTGTTGTATAGTCGTTAGCAACAATAGAGCGGTTACCACCTGCGTGTAGCGCACCATCAATCTTAAGACCTGTACAGCCATTACCGAACAATGTTACGTTTTGAACATATGTAGAACGGCTTGATACCCAAGCATTTGAGTCATAAGGACCAAAACCTGGATCTAGTGATGTGTATGCTCCTGCTGTTGGACGTTGAGTTCCATAGGCATTTGGATTAGTTAATGTACCATTTAGGCCGGTTAGTGTCATATTTCTTACACCGCAACCGTTACGTACTAACCACATGTTGCTTAATTGTGAACCGTTAACTGCGTTGTACAATACCTGAGCTACTCTCAAACTTCTGTAGTTACCTGTATACTGTAAATCATAGATAAGTGCATTTAGGAAATAGGTAATATCGCTTCTTGTTTGAGCTGGCTGATGGTAGTATGCTACTGTCAGTGTTGGACTAGCTACAGATGTAAGAGCTACTGTTGAATAAGTTGTACCAGTATTGGTATTTAAATATCCTTCAACTGTTGTAATCGTAAATGTTGTTGTAGTAGGAGTACTAGCAACATAGTAGACTGTATTAATTGCAATATTTCCAGCTGCTGTTCCTGAGAATACTACTGGATCATTTACATTTAAGTTATGATTACCGCTAGTTGTAATTAAATTACCTGTAGCTGATAAAGTTGATACTGTGCCGCCATAATTAGCTGCGTAATAAGCAACTACTTCGCTTGCTAGGAATGGAATATTAGCACGTAATATTTCTGCACCTTTGATTAAGTTAACATTATTATTGTATGATACTGTGCCATTAACTTCTGGTTTTACAGTATTGCTAGCCGATGATAGGTAACCAACAACTAGATTAAACAAGGTGTTTACAGTAGTAGCTTGGCTAGTATAAGGACTTAGTGTGCTTCCAACTAATGTTGCTAGATAGTTCAAGGCAGCAACTGTAGCTTTCTTTTCGTATCCTTGTACTAGATAGTCTTGTGTACGGTTATAAGCACGTCCTGCTGTCATACTTGCAAAATTGCTACCTAATAACATATCGTATAGCGCGGCGCGAGTAACCTTAACTGTGTCACGTTGTGCATATGTTGAGTTATATGTTAATGATGGGTAGTTTGTATTAATATATGTCACTACCTGTGTTTGATAACTTGATGCTAACGCTGCACTAGCTGCCTGGAAAGCTGCTAGGCTAGTTGTGCCAGCCCATGCAATGTTTGGCATGTTAACAGTCTGCACTGCAATGGATAATCCGGTACCGTTAGTAAATGATGTTAGTGTAGCACCATTATAGCTAGCAGCTAGTGTAAATGATGATGTAGTTGGAACACTGGCAACAAAATATGTTGTACCAGAACCTATTACTGTTGATACTAATCCATTACTTGTTGTCTGCGGAATAACAATATCGCCAATACTTAGACCGTGTACTGAACCAGTTGTAAATGTTGTGCCGCTAGCAATAGTTGTTACTGTTGCTGTAGGAGCACCTGTTGTCAACCCGTTAGTAATATAATTGGTTACGATTGTAAACAAGGCAGCAGCATTTGTAGCCACTGGTGCATTACCTATGGTCTGTATTGCTCCTGCTAATACCTGTGTTACTGTACCTTGTAACGGACTAACTACTGCTGAGTTTACAACAATACTCTGTACTAGTGTGCTAGCATAGCCAACAGTTGCACTAAATGCTGTGCCAAATCCGCTAGTAATTTGAGTACCGTAGATTGCTGAATAGTATGCCATACCAGCTTCTTGAGTTTGCCAGTTGCCACCGTATAGTAAATCATAGTGGATAGCATCTAGAATATAACCCATATCACGTTGAGTTTTTGCAACTGTGTAATTAGGATTAGTTGTAATGCTTGAATAATTAGCGTTAATATAAGCAATAAGTTCAGCTAGAATAAATGAACGATTAGATTCTAATAGACGTAATGCACCATGAACAGACGATTCTGTTACTGCTACGATTGCGCCAGTGCTAGCTTGTGAAACAGTTAGTACAATATCGTTGCTTGGTGATACACCACCAATTTGTGTACCAAGAATTTTAATTGTGTTACCAACTGAGTATCCTGATCCACCTGCATTTACAATAGTACCATTGACTGTTGTTATTGTTCCATTACCGTTGTTGTAACGTGTAATGTTAAATGTTGCACTAGAACCTGTACCTGTTAAATTTGTACCGGCAACAGCTGAATATGTAATGCCAGATGGCAATGCAGGCTGTGGCCAAGTTGGTAATGGAGGTGCTACACCGCCAACTAAGAATGCATTAATGTCATCAATAGTTGTTTGTATTTGTGCTACTGCACCACTAGCTGCAATTTGTTTAACTTTATAATACTGGAAGTTAATTGCTCCAAGTGTTGGTGCTAGTTCAGGGTAACTACGTACCGCAATATCGCTGGCGTTAGTACGGCAATATGCACGACCGCATTGAATAGCATTAAAGTTACTGCCAAAAATCATGTCATATGCTAGGTAAGTTGCTGTTAGGCCAGCATCACGTTGTGTTAGCGATGTGCTTAGTGTTACATTTTGATAATACTTGGTTACCCAACCTAATGTATCTAATTGGATATTGTTGTTAACGATTTGTGCGTTAACTGCGGCAAAAGCTGCTTGTAGATCAGAAGTAACCCAACCAGTGTATGGATATGTGATTGTATCAGCTGATCCATTAGAGATCCAGTCAATTACCATTGTTAGCAATGCCTGAGCATAAGTTGCTGCACTTGAACTACCTGCACTACCACTAGTTACTTGTGTAATAGTTGTATTTGTTGGGGACACTACCGATGCTGTTACTACACTACCTATAACGGTTTGCAAACGTGTGATAGCTTGAATAAATGGAGCCTTTTCACTAGCAAGAATATTTAGAGCATAAAATGAATAGTATGAACTACCAGCTCTTTCACTCATTGAATTACCACCATAGGTCATATCATAAACGATAGAATCTAAAATAGTTGCTAAGTCTCTGTATCCGCTAACAGTATTTGTAGAACCTTCTGCAGACCAAATTGATGCGTAGTTAGTCTGTAAATAACCTAGTGCATCATTGACTAAGAAACTATAGTTTTGTTTAATTTGTGCAACACCGTTAGCATAACCTGCTGTTGAACCTGTTAGGTTACCTGTACATGCATATGCTACGTTAGTCAATGACCCAGCTGCCCAACCTGTTGGACTTGGCATTACGATTACAGGAGTATCACCAGTACCGCTTGCTACGATATCATATAATGTAGTATACGCTGTCTTTAAATTAGTGATAGCCGCAGTACTACCTGTACTAGCTGCTGGTAATGATGTTACCTGACTAGTTGTATTACCACTTGTTGGAGTAATAGTAGTATTACTCATCAAGTTTGGTATTAACGACTGGATGCGAGTTAGAGCAGCAGCATTCTTAGGAATAACTGTAGCTAACTGAGTATCTGCAGCCATTGGTTGCACTACAGTTGAACGTAACTCATCGCCAACTAATGCAGTGAAACTTGGCACGTTGATTGGCAATACTTCGTTATAAGTTCCTGTTTTAATACTGATAGTTGTTTGCGGATTAATCACTGTAGGAATAGCAGTTGTAGTACCGGCAAGTAATCCAGTAGTAACAATGCTAATATAACTTTGTGTCTGAGTTATTGTATTAGCCTCAGCTGTATAGTTAACATTAATCTGTTGAATTGCTTGGTTGCCAACTGAAATACCGTTTAGTGTTTGATAGTTACTACCAGGAGCAGTATTAGATAATACCAAACCTGTTAGTGTTGACAAGTAGTTCAATGCGCCAATGAATACATTTGCTTGTGCTTGAACTGCTGTGTTAATAAATGTATTACCAGCTGTGGTAAAATACGCTAAAGCCGCTGCTGTAGTTTTTGATGTACCACCATGACCTAGATCAAATATAAATGCATCAATAACAATGCCTGCATCACGTGCAACTTCGCTAGCTAGTGATGTATAGTAGCTGACTGTTGTTGTACCTGTACCAGTTGCATTTAGAGCAGCACCGTTAAGTGTTGCAGAAACTGTAAAGCTGGTATTATTAGTAATTGCTTTTACATAATAAGTTGTTGTTGTGCTTACAGCAACACCGGTTAATAAGAAACTTTGAGCACTTGCAAATCTAATTGGCTGACCTAATGTTAAGCCTGCTGTATTTGATGTTAAGAAAGCGCCAGTACTTGTACCGGTAACTGTTGCATTGTATGTATAAGTCACATAGTTAGAAACTTCTTGCATCATGAACTGTTTGTTCATTTGTAACAGCATTTGTGCTTGTGGGTTTTGATAACCAGCTTCGATCTGTTGGCAAGCATAACGTACAGATTGCCATGGAGTGTCAATGCTTAGACCATACCCTGGAGCAGGAGCATCTGTACCTGTAGGAGCAACATATACTAGATTATTAATTAGACCATATGTTGACCATGTAGGATAACCGTTTGTAACACGTAAAATTTGACCATTGCTGCCAATTGGTAAACGTGTAGGACCGTTAGGACCGTAGTAGAATGTATCACCCTGTGTTGTTAGTGTAGCAACTTCAGCACCTGATGCTAATAAGTTCCAGAATGAAGCAGTTAAGTCGCTATCTGGACGATTGGCAGTTGCTGATACGTGTGTTTGTACGCAAGTATAGCTGCTAGCACCCCAGAATGTTACATCGCCTAGGTTATATGTTTGACCAGCTTGCCATGTTGAAGCAAATCCAGTAAATGTAAAGTTACCTGAAGTAATTGCACCAGTTGTTGTACCAACAGTGATTAAAATATCATTGGCTGGACTTAGACCGCCTACTAGATTACCTGCAATCTTAAGTACATTACCCGCAGCATAACCGCTACCACCGCTAGTTAATGTAACAGTGTATACAGTTCCCGAAGTTTGTACAGAGAATGTTGCTGAGCTGCCAGTACCGGTTACAGTTGTAACAGTTGGTGCAGAGAATGTTTGTGGATAGTTAGTCCATTGGAAACCGTTGTTTAATCTTGCCCAGTACGAACCATTTGGAGGTTGCACTGCTATTACCGCAGTCATTAGACCTGAAGCTGGCACTAATGATAACGCATTACCTGCTTGGGTAGTTGCAATAGTAAAATGTGTACTGTCTGGAACACTTTGAACATAGTATGTAGCTGTTCCAACAACACCGCCTTGATATCCACCAGCAACGCCAGTACGTGTGCCTGAACTTGTGCTTGTTAGTGTAATTGGCGAACCTTGGAAATTCAAGCTAACAACGATTTGTGCGCCAGCAATAGCAGTAATATAATATGTTTGACCATTGGTAATACCAGAGCCTACTAGTCCACTACCACTAAACACAACAGGCATACCTGTTGCTAATCCAGCTGTTGAACTTAAAAGAATGTAACTACCTGTTGCTGTTGTTGCTGTAGCTGTTACGTTTACAGGAGAGTAACTAAAGTTAACACTCATACCTGGTACAATACCAGTTGTTGATGTTACTGTAAATGAATTGTTACTTGATGTATTAGCTGCTGTTACAACTTGTGTAATAGGAGCACTATCAGTAGTAGCTAGATATGTATAACCATCTTGTCTTACAACGTTACCTGTTTTGTATGATGTTGAAGTATTCCAATCACCTACAAAATTAAATCCTGTTGTATACACTACCCAGTATGAAGTAGCTGTACTTGGAACTTGATTAGTATTATTTTGTGTTGCTACGTATGAATAACCACCGTAGGTAACAATATCACCTGCAATGTATGCAGTTGAATTTGACCAAGAATTTTGAAACTCAAGACCATTTAAGAATGTTTGGAAGTATGTTCCAGTAGCATCAATTGCCGCGCCCGATGTATGAGGTGCTACGCAAATCCATAGATCAGCGCCTTGTTTAACTACGTCGTTAACACGATAGCGTGTACTTGACTGCCATGCACCTAGATAAGTAATACCGGCATTGAATACTTGCCAGTTAGCTGCATTATTTTCTAAACCTAGTATTGTTGTTCCAGCAGAGTTATGTGGAGTAGTACAGTAGTAAACATATCCACCGTAACTTACAATATCACCAACATGGTAATATGTTGATACTGTCCAACTGTTTCTCCAGTTGAATGCATTAGCAAAAATATCCCAATCTGCTTGATCAGCTTCTAAGCCTCCAACAGCATTTACATAACCATTAACTGTTGCAGCACCTGCCTGAGAGCTAGCAAATGATACTTGAACTGTAGTACATGATGTTACTGTAAATGTACCGTTGTAACCACTTGGTTGCATACCGGTAACTGTAATAGTTTGTCCAACTGCAAAAGGTGCACTTGCTTGTGCGCTAAAGGTTAGTGTTGCTAGACCGTTAACACCACTTGCCGAGGTAACAGCAACAGATGTTGCACCTGCTGATGGACTAGAAAAGTGTGCTGCATTACATTGGTAGACTACACCATAATATTTTACTAAATCACCTACATTATAGTATGTTGATGTAGACCAAGTATTTTTCCAACTTTGACCGTCGGATACTAAACTCCATTTTGGTGGAGCAAAGTTAAGGTCGGTTACAAACAGTGTAGAAGCTGTATGACTCACTACGCAGATATATGTTTTTCCGCTTACAGTGACCACGTCGTCTACTACATATGATGTACCTGTTGTCCAGTTACCTTGGTATACAAATTTAATTCTACCTAAATAAAATTCAGCCATTTTATTCCGTTCCTCTTGATATTATATTTATGCTCTGCTTGGTTTTTACTTTTTCCACTTAGAACGTGCCTCGCCGAGATCCGTTCTTAATAAAGAAGTCAAGTGCAAATGCGTTTCCATCTAACTGTCCAAATCCGTTATTACCGTTGAAATTGGCTTTAGCTTGGAATTTAATGCTGGCACTGTTGGCTTTTGGCCCTGATACTTGTCTAATGCTGTTGTCAATCACGTTAGGACCACCGATAATTACGTCACCTGATGTAACTTGACCAGTACTTGTGTTTGATCCGCCTTGACTTAAACGACTACTTAGATAACTTCTAATAGCCTTTTGTGTAGGAACAATAGCATCTGAGTTAGCAACAAAGGTTGCATCTGTACTAAATTGTGTAATAACGATCTGACTTGAACCAATTGCAACGCCTTGCAATGTCAACTGTGTCAAACCGCTTAGGTTAAACTGTGATGCACTAATTGTAACAGTACCAGTTGCTTGTTGAACAGCAAACAAGTTACCAACTTTAAAGTTACCATCTTGGTCAGTTGACGAAAAGAATATACGTCCATAGTTAATTTCAACTGTTTGATTTCCAGCTGCAACTCCAGTAACACCTAAACTTGTAGACAAAGGTAATCCTGGATATCCAGATTGATATTGATCGCCAAATCCAATATTTAAGAAGTCATGATTGGTCATACGACACTGACTATATTTCTCTCTAATAATAAAGCTATTGCCATTTGCAGTTGCTAGCGATGTTAATATTCCTGGACTTACTGTTAGCAAGGCTGTAATATTTGGTGCTGTTGTACCGTTTAAAACTTTACAACTTGTCACTTTATAAATGTTTGGATCGCCAGTGATAGTTAAGTCATCACCTGGACGAACTGCTAGAGATAGATTGTTAACATACAAATTCAGTCCTGTTTGATAATTATCAGCATAGCCTGTACCATTAATATAAATGGTTGTAGTATTTGTATTATATCCTAATCCTCTATTAGCAAATGTTGGACCTGCTAAAGTCATATTACCAAGTCGGGTAACAGGAGCCGATAATGTAGTAACGTTAGGATCAAATATTGTTAATACAGCAGAACCTGCTCCAGTGCCTGCTGCATAATTTGATCCAGGTTCAAACATGTTAACGCTTGACATAACTCCTGAGAAGATAACGCCTCTACCTTTTGCGCGACATCCTGCAAATATTTGTGATGTAGAACTAGCATCACCAGAAATAGTTACAAATACGCCATTATATGGCGATGCCGCAGTTGAAGCTGTGTATCCGAATGCAATATTTTGATAACCGCTTGCTGCTATAGTTTGCGTAGTCCATATGATACCATCTTCGCTGGTATATGCAGTACCTGTAGACGAACTCACTGCAACAAACACACCTTGCCCATAGGAAATCTTATCAGCTGAGAAGCTATAAGGACTTACGTTCCAAGTAACACCATCAAAACTATATATTGGACTACCTGCAGGATTTGAAATCGCTACAAACTTGTTGCCGCCATAGCAGATACTAGTCCAGTTGTTACCAACTGGTAATGTGCCAACACTCCAACCTGTAATCGTTGAAGTACCTTGTGTCTGGATATATCCATATGTTGTTGATGCTGGTGCTAGTGCAACGAATGTACCAGAACCGTAGGCAATATTAGTCCAAGAGTTAACTTGTGGTAATGTTATGCCGCTCCATGATTGACCTAGTGTAGTTGAAAATGCACTAGTATTAGTACCAGAAGCTAGTGCTACATAAAATCCATTACCGTATTGAACTGACGACCAAGTAGTTAGAGACGGAAGATTAGTGGTGTTAAACACTGCTCCATTATTATTTGAATAGAGCGCCTGCTGGCTACCGGATTGAACAATAACCCAAGAACTATTTCCTCCAGCAATACTACTCCAAGAGCCTGATATCGGTAGTGCTTGTGACGACCATGTTGTACCATCTGTAGTAACGCTTACACTATTGCCTGCATTAGCTATAGCCATCCACATATAATTGCTATAAGCAATATTAGCATATACTCCGGTAGTTAATACCACGGCATTGCCAGTAGTTTGACTAAATGGAGGAAGGCTATAAGTTAATCTTGGTTCGATAAAGTACACACTGGTAATATCTAAACTAGCTACTGGGGGTGTTCCTGGATTAACGTGATCCCAGCCTACCCAACCAAACTGCATGTTTCCAGTCCCGGTTGTTAGATTTACAGCCGATGCACCACCTGCTGCTGTTGTTGCAATTTGAATAGTATTCGGTGTACCTGGATTAATATTAAGAATATAATAGGTTTGACCTGCTTGAACACCGCCAAACAGGCTAGTTGAATAAATGGTATTCATCGAACCTGTTGTATAACTCAATGCTACCTTGGCGCTAGTTGTTGTACCTATCATCGTGCCACCAGTATTTGATGTTAGGACTACAGGAGTTCCTGATGTATTAACAATCATAGATCCAGCACCGTTTTGTACAGGGAATGCACCGCCGCCTACGGTAGTGGTAATAGTTATTGCACCAGTGAACACGCCGGCGATGTAATAGGTCTGTCCAGCGGTAATACCACCAAATGGGTTACCAATAAATTTAATTGGGTTGCCGACAACCATACCAGCAGTTGAAGCAACAGTAATACGACTATTAGCACCGTTAGCAACTGTTGCTGTTGTAGTCTTTAAATTTGAAGTAATATTAAACTGTGTTCCATTACTTGAAATATTAGAAATATAGTATTTCTGACTAGAAGACACACCACCAATTAATCCACTAGAGAATATAATTGGAGTTAGTGCTAGTAAATTAGTTGTACTTGTAGTTGTCAATAATCCCGAAGCTGAATCTGTTGTTGATATTAGAATATTTGTAAGAGCATTGGCTATACTAAATGTTGTGCTATCAATAACATCCTGAACATAGTAGATAGTACCATCAGTAATGTTTCCACCACCTAGTGTAGATCCAGTAAATTGTACTGGCATGCATGGAGTCATGTTACTAGTTGATGTAGCAGTTAGATAGTTTGTTCCGCCTGGAATAGCCATACCCATACTGCCGCTTGCTACTGTAAGCAAACTAATCGGGGTAAGTGCAAGTGTTACTGACACTTGGAAATTATTGCCATCAATAATTGCCGATACATAATACTGGAAGTTTGTAATAACTCCGCCAAACACAGTACCTGTAAATGTTACAGGCATACCAACATATAGTTGTGCAGTATTTGATGTGTAAAAACAGTTTGGTTGTCCAAACCCGGTTCCGCTACCAGCAAGGCTTGATGTGATTATGATAGTAGTTTGACTTGTAGCTATAGTAGTAGTTGTGTAGTATGTTGGAATAAACTGTATAGGTTGTCCCAGATATAATTGACCCAGATTTGTACCATTAGCTAGTGTTAGATAGTTGTTTGTACTACTAGTTGATACAACTTGTAAATTTGTAAATGACTCTTTTAGTACGTAGGCATTTTTAGTAGTTGTGTTATAGTTTGAAATATAACCATACTGTCCTGCACCTGTTCCTGAGTTGATAAACACACGCATACCAACATAGTTAGTTGGTTGATTTGCATCTGCCTGTGATAAAGTTACATATTGTACAGTACCTGCTTGAGCATCGTTGCTGGCTGTTAGATAGCCTTGACCACCAACTCCGGTTCCTGGATCAGTTTGACGAGTTTGGAATACTGCATTAGTTCTTAATTCTTCTCCGACTGTCTGTACTGAATTACCTGCACCAGTAATAATGTAGTCTGCGTATGCGGTAAATGTATTATTATTGGTAGTTAGGTAGAATCCTAAAGTGGTTGCATTTCTTTCTAACTGTGCACCGTATAGTTTTGTAGTCTGGCCGTTGACGGCACTTGGATATATTGTATATTGTAGTGTAGTCTGAGCAGCTGATGGGTCGTAGGCTGCAAACCAAATTCTAAACCAACCGTTGTTTTGATTTACTACACCATATAATATAGGTGTAAATCCGCCATTAGTTGAAAATGGAGTTACTGTGTTCGCAGCAAAATTATATGTAATACCAGATACATAAGTTGAACCAAAGGTAGCTGTTAAATTAACTGTTGGGCTTGTTCCTTGATATACATATTGGCTAAGAACATAGTTCATTGCTGCACCACTAGGCACTGCACCACCGTATGTAAATGTTGCAATTGAGCTAGCACTTGCAGTTAGTGTAGCAACAGTGATCACAATATCATTAACACTGTCTAAACCACCCACTAAGCTACCAAGAATTCTAAATGTATCACCAATAGAATATCCTGCATTAGGTGCGCCTGGATAGTTTAATGTTACAGTATATGCCGTAGCACTTACTGATACATTGAATAATGCACCGATACCAGAACTTGCTATGTTGACTACTGGGATAGCAGAATAAGATCCGCCGGATGTAGGAATAGTTACAGTTTGTGCAATACCAACACTTGAGTTAAAACTAGATGCTGTCCAGGCATTAACATTTCCGTCTGGACTTGTCTGGTTAATTTGTAGTAACAGCGCTGGACTTGCAAGGGTTGATAGGCCGTTAGTATCTAACCAAGGTTGACTACTAAACTGTCCAATATAGTTTCCGCTATATTTGAGTAAATTAGTAGTTGCTTGAGTATACTGCTGTCCTGCATTTTGATAGGTAATACTTAATAAATTTGCATTAGTACCAAACGCACTTTGTACAGTAGCAGTTGCGCCAAAGAATTGATTATAAATTTTTCCTGTAATAGGACTTTCTGTTGTATCATAACCTTCGGCAATGGCGCCATATTGACCATATGATGAGTTACCGTTAGCAGCACGAATCTTACCACCAGCTTCAGCATAATACGCACTATACGCATAGTAAGAGAACACAGAGATACACTCAGTTAATGCTCCTGTACCGTAACACCATACTCCGATACCATCTTGAATAACTTGTGTAAAGTCATTAGATACCATTGACTTATTACCACCGTTATGTAGACTTCCGTCAATCTTAAATCCTGTACAACCAATACCAAATGTTGTTACGTTTTGAATATAAGGCGAGCGACGAATGATCCATACATTGGTGTCATTAGGGCCGGTACCTGGATCTAGAGCAACGTATGAACCGCCAGTTGGACGTTGGGTTCCAAAGGTATTGGCTGCTGTTAAGGTTCCTAACTTGCCAACTAATGTTACATTACGTAGACCGGTTGCGTTGCGCATGCGGAACATATCCTGTATAGCATCACCGCCAAACACTTGCATTAACCCTGTTCCGCCCACTAGCTGTACAGCGGCTCCGCCTGCTGTTGCACTTACTTGGAATGTGGTTGATGTTAAGGTTGAGCCGATTACATAATAAGTTTGTCCAGCAGTCATTGTACCGCCAGTAAATGTAGTTTGTGCTAAATTCTGTGCAGAACCACTTATACTATAAGTTCCAGTTGTTCCTAGTGCATTGCCTGTTGCTGTGCTACTTAGTTGTCCTGTAATAGTTGTTCCTAATACTAGGCCAGGCGCAACAAGATAGAATCCTGATTGCAATGTTCCTGATACAACTGTAGTAACTGTTAGTGTTGTTCCGGTAATAGATCCAACAAAATTAGTTGCTACAACTTCAAAAGGAACAATATTTAATGGAGTATCTGGATTGCTTGTTACAAATTGTACTGGGCAACGATCGTACATGCCAGTAGTTGATGCTGCCGTAAATGTATTAGTTGCTTTTGTTGATGCTGTTATCGTTGTGTTGATGATTAATTTAGGTTGTACTACTGTACCTCGTAATTCGTCACCGACAATCGCACAATTCTCAGGAACACTGATTGGCAGTGTCTCTGGGAATGTTCCTGTCTTAACCATTATAGTTACAGATATACCTGCATTTGGTGCTGGTAAATTGTTACCTGTAGCATTGGTAATAGCAGTTATAACATAACCAATTAAGGTATCTACACCTGCAACTGCACCAGATTCGGCAGTAGCTTGTCCTACCACTTGATTAACTTGCTGAGAAACTCCGTTAAGAGCCTGATAGTTATTAGCAGGTGCAACTTGATTTACAGCATCCTCTAACAAAGTTTTTAGATAGTTTAGTGCTGGTTTATAGTAAACTGAGTCAGCAGCTACCGCGGTATTATACCACTTGTCTGGATTTTCTTGATTAAAATAAGATTTTGCTGCTGCAATAGTTTGACTATTTCCGCCGCGACCAAGATCGTTAATGATAGCATCAATAATTAATCTAACATCGCGTGGAGTTTTAACAGGATCTGTAACGTAAGTTGATGTAAATGGAAATATATTATTAGTAGCTTCATACACCATGAAATTATAAATTTCTTGAGCCATCCACTCTTTATTGAGTGTTAGTAAGGTAGTTGCATTACGATTAAATGCACCTTTACCAACAAAACTACAAGCATATCCGATAGTTTTAAATGGGGTATCCCATGTTGTTCCGTTAGTTACATAATTGTCTATACCGGTCGTAGCAACATAAAATACATTTGTTGATTGATTAATTTCATTCCATCTTGGTAGAATAGATCCGTCAGCTTGTGTTGTTGCTCTTAATTCTTGTCCTACTGTGCCAATCGGTAATGCAACGTTTACAATTTGATTCTGTGAATTATAAGTTGCATAAGTTAAATCTCCTGTAGTATTACCTGCATTATGTCTTGCATGTAATATTACTGTTACCCAATAGGTATTTGTAGTATCTAGATCTGGTCTAAGTAGACTTGTTGCTGTATGATTCTGTATGCAACGATAGGTAGCATTTTGCCATACAACAGTGTCACCGATAACATAGGCTGTTGTGGTAGCCCATCTATTTTTCCAAGCAGTACCTGGAACTACATATGACCAATAGGCTGCATTAGTGCCAAAGAATGCCAATGCTTGTCCATCGACAGGAGTACCGTTTGGTGCTGCGCTAATCAATAATGTTCCAGGACTTGTAATTCTTACCACACTTTGTCCAGCAGTAAACCCGACACCATTGATATACATGCCAGTTGTAATGCCAGTTGTACTTGCAACTTTTAATGTTGTTCCTGTACTTCCTGATGCTGTATATGTTGTTGGTACTGAAAATGCTGTAGGATCTTGTCCTGCATTATCCGAAGTCGCAGAAAATAATTGTCCACTTCTTCTTACTACGTCACCTACTTTATAATTGACCGATACCGACCAATCATTCATGAATTCGTAACCTTGTGTTAATAAGGTCCAGTCAGTTGCGTCTGTTGATGGAACATTACCTGTGTTATTAACTGTAACACCGACATAGTCATAACCACCGTACTTGACTACATCACCTGGTTGATACGTTACTGATACACTCCAAGTACTGCTATATTCCTCACCTGGCAAATATAAGGTAAATTTAGTTGGATCAAATGTTGTTGTTGATGTATGATATGTTGAACAAATATAAACGTCAGCATTTAATTTTACAAGATCGTTTGCCTTGTAACGTGTGCTTGCTGTCCACAATCCAGTATATTGAATACCATTGTCAACTACAGTCCAGCTGCTGATATCATTTTCAAGACCTAATGCTGCGGTTGCCGCTGATGTATGTGGGGTTGCACAAGTATAAACAATACCACCGTATTTGACTACATCACCGATTGAATAGATTGTATTAGTTGTCCAAACATTTGACCAGTTTGCCAATGTAGCATAGATAGCAAATTTAGTTGCATCAAATGTTGATGTACTTGTATGTTGTGTTGTACAAGTATACAGAGCACCGTGATATAAAACAATGTTATTGGTAAAATAATAAGTGCTAGGAGTCCAAGATTTTTCCCATACATGCCCAGGTACCAATAACAGCCAGATGTTATAGTTGATACCGCTAAGTGCGACAACAGTGTTTAAGTCTGTATTAAAACTTGAAGTTGAAGTATGTACAGCTTGACAAACGTATGTATTACCCTGATAGGTAACAATGTTATCAGTGGTGTATGAAGTACCTGGCAACCAAGCACCTATATAACTGTATCGTAAACTACTTATTCTAAATTCTGGCATGTTAAATTCCTGTCTTGTTAGTTACTTATCAATATATTTTTATGGTAAAATTAACTAACGTAATTATATGTTGTTGTTGCAGTACTGTAGTTATAAGTCTGATTAACTCTAGCTACTAGTACACCTTGACTATTAATATAGTAATACATGTTTCTTTGATCCCAACGATATTGATCAAAGTTTAAATTTGGATAAGGACGGCTGTGATCCGATGCTAGGCGACCATCAAAGAAATCAACACCCCATTCAAATGCTTCAAAGTTGTTTTGAGCAGGGCCCGGCACGTTTATACTAATACCTTCGTTACTGGTCAGTTGATCAATTTTATCAAAATATAGTCCACCGTTTTGTGTTCTGCGTAAGGCATAGAAATATCGTGGATTACCTGTTCCTAGGTTATCTTGTTGATTAAATTCGCCTGCGTAAAATGGAGTACCTGCCATGATCTATTCCTTGTTATTGAATTGTTATGTAACTTGCAATACAGTCAATGCTGCTTGCAATAGAACTGATAACGTTAACTGTCATACTTGGTCCTAGCACTAGTTTTTCGCCACCGTTGATTAATTTTAAACTTTGATTAGCTGGTATTGTAATACCATATGCAAAACTAGCTGCATTGTTATTGTTTGTACCATCTACTAGATACACTGTTGCTTGCACAAGATTAGGAGTAGTATTGGTCAATGTTAAACCTACCATTGTAATTCTCGCATTAGCTGCTGATGTCACTATCGATGTTGCACCAGTTATAGTAGCTGTCAGTGTACCAGATCCCGATCCAGTAACAAGATTGCTTCCGCCTAATTGTGTGCTCACTGTTACTGAACTATTAGTTGAGTTAATCGATGTGATATAATATTGTTGATTTAATGTAATATTGCCAAATGCTGTTACGCCTGAAAATACTATAGGCATTCCTGGAATTAGTCCAGAGATGCTGGTTAGAACTATACCGCTCGACGTACTCGACGTAGCTGTTGTAGTTACTGTTGCTGTTGGTCCTATTCCTGGAAATAAACCATTACCGAATGTTGTTGCCATTGTCTTATCCTAATGATAGTGCTATTGCGATACCAATATCTTGTGCTGTTGCTGCGGTAACACCTGCGCTAGTACCTGCAACTGATGTCCATGCTGTACCGTTCCATACTTCTACATATTGTGAATCAGTATTAAATCTAATCATACCAGTTTCATAAACAACTGGCCTATCAGTTGTTGAATTACCGTACGGTAGTACTACCCCGTTTGATCCGGCAAGTTTTACATAACCTAAACCAGTTTCACTAAAAAGTGTAATACCGCCTGATTGAATATTTGTAATACTATTCTGATAATATCTTAAATTACCTAATACTACTCCGCCTGTACCAGTTGTGGTAATATTAATATCTGTACCAGCTGACAAGCTAGAAATTGTTGCATTAGTTACTTGCAAATTACTTGTTTGTATAGTTGGAGTATACAATTTAGTATTGTCAATAGTAACTGTTATTACGTTATTATTATAAAATCTTATTGTGTTATCTGCTGCGCCTGGGGTTAACTCAGGTGTGATTCGTGTTGCACCGTCATTGCTGATAACGCCGCCCAATTGTAACCAATTGCCACTGGTGTAGCCTTCATATCGTGAACGATCTGTATTATAGCGAATTTGTCCTGCTACTGGACTAGCTGGACGCTGTAGATCTGTACCAGCCGGAATTTGTAAACTTGTTGTACTGTTAATTACAACTGTACCTAAACCTTGGGGAGTTAAGGTAATGTTTGAATCTACGGCAGTATCGGTAATTGTGCTACCGGTAATTTTTAAATTACCTAATACTACTCCACCTGTACCGTTTGTTTGAAGCGTAAAGTCACTGTTAGTTACACTTGTTGTAATAGTATTTCCACTAATAGTAACGTTACCGATGTTAGCTACACCTGTGTTGACTGTTTCAGTATATAGATAACGCCATAGTGCATTTGAAGCACCAATATCATATCTGTTTGTTGTAAGTGGAATTAAATTACTAGCAACTTCACCTGTAAAACTAACCGTAACGTTTGCTTGTACTGTTACAAGATTACTGATCGCTGAAGTATTTGATTGACTAAGTGTTAGTACGTTACCGTTAATAACTGTAACAACTGCACCGACTCCAATTCCGGTGCCAGTAACATAATATCCTACGTTGATACCAGCAGCACTTGCCACTGTAATTGTGTATTCACCGTAGTTACCTGATGCTAAAATAGTAAATGTTGCACCAAGTTGGATGTTACCGTCAGCTGTGATATTACCTGTTACGTGTAGGCTACCATTAACTGTAGTGGGACCGTTTAGATTAATTTGTCCGGTACCGCTAGCTGCAATATTAATTAAGGTCTGCGTACCTAATGTACTGATAGTATTATTAGATAGCTGTAGTTGTCCAACTTGTAGTGTTGTTTGATATACTACAGGATTTGTTCCACCATTGGCACTTAGATTTAATACCGAGCTAGTGCTTGTAATATTGTTGCCAGAAAAACTAATAGTACCTAGTGTACTTGTACCTGGAACTGTTAAATTTGTTGTACGGGTTGTACCGTTTACTGTAAGGTCATTCGTAGGAGATGCAGTGTTAATACCAACACGAGAGTTGACAACATCAAGATAAAGTAGACTCGTCTCAAAGGCTAACGGCACACCATTACGTGTGAGGTTATTCTTTAAGAGCGGACCCGTAATTCGACCAACAGCAGCCATGCGCTCTCCAATTGACCCCGTGTTTCACGGTTAACCACTTTGGAAGTACAACAACTACTTCTTCATCCCTCTCGGGCTCTTTGCGGGTTTACCACAGTTGAATTTCGTAAAAACTTGGTCAGTTTTTACATTAATAGTATTTAGCTGTTTTGAATTTTTGGGCTTGTTTATTAGCCCAAAACTAGAGACCAAAATTCCATAACTTCATAGACTTGGCTGTTTGTTAGTACTGGACTAATACCTGAAATAGGTATCCAGCCATTGATTACAGAATAAACTTCGCCGGCGTTGGCTACTGTGCTAAATCGAGTTGTGCCTTGCTCTGGATTGCTAGGGCGAGTAGAATTGTCGCCGTAGGGAATTACTATACCGCCGGTGCCTGTAAATTTAACATAACCTGTTCCGGTAGCACCTATTGTAAATGCAGAGTCTAATGTATTAGGAATAGTACTGCCTGTAAGTACTAGCTGTGAGGCTATCCCGGTATTGATATTAACATTACCGCTAGCAGGGCTAAGTGTAACATCTGTAGCACCAATTGCTACCCGATTACTAGTAAATGTAACTGATGGATTTCCAAATGTGCCTACTGTACCTGCGGCTAGCGCACTTGCGTATAATTTACTAGTATCAACTGCTGCAATTAAATTGCCGCCTGCGGTAAATCTCAAAGTATTATCTGCTAGCCCCGGAGTTAGCTCTGGAGTAACATAAGTTGTTCTACTGGTATCCCACAAGTTAGTAAAACTAACTAGTCCGCTAGGCTGGTATCCTTCAAAAATATTGTATTTTTTGTTTAGTCGTATCTCACCATTTTGTGATAATGTGCGCCCTGTTTTGCTAACATAGCTAAAAGTACCGGGACTATTCGCTAGTCCTGCAGGAACAGTATAAGGAATAAAGTGTCCACTATCGCTGTAAAATGCGGCTGCTTTTTGATATGATGTTACATAAAGTGTTACACCGTCGATACTAGTTCCTGTTCCGGACCAAGTACCAATAGCGTTATTTAGAGTTGGAATATTATAGGGCCAAGATGCAGAATTTCCTGCTACGCTAGTTGGTGCTGAAATAGTGTATGGATTATAGTCATTGCCGTAGGCTAATTGTAAAGCATTAGTACCGGTGATAGTAAATATGCCAGCACCGTTAGGAACAAAGGTAATACTGTTATCAGCATCATTAGTTGGGCTAGGATTACTATTGCTAATATCATTTTGATTAAATCGTAAATTGCCTATGTAAAGGCCGCCAGTGCCATTGGCTTTTAATGTTAAATCAGTATTGGGCGCAGTATTTGAAATAGTATTTGTAGTACCATCAACAGTAATATTACTAGCATTATAAAAGCTACTGTAAGTTGTACCAAAATAAGTATTTCTCCATAGTGTATTAGAATCACCAATGTGATAAGTTGTATCACTAGGAACACTACCGATATAATGCCAGGGCGGCGGAATTAAGCTACTGTTAATACCGTTTAAACTAACAATACCTAATGCAATATTGCCATCAAGGGTAATATCGCCAGTAGAGTGCATGTTGCCATAGATAGTACTGCTAGGTGCGGTCAATGACATAATACCGTATACACTAGCTGTCATTGTTCCAGCATCGCTAGTTACCCCAAACACTGTGCCACCAATTTGTTCAGTAATTGTTATATGACTGGTATCTACTACATCATGAACATAATATTTCTGCCCTATTACAATACTACCAAATGCTGTTCCTGAAAAAATAATAGGATAACCAACTTGTATAGTATTAGTATTCTGCGTTAGTGTAATTAAATTCCCACTGGGATTTGTTAAGGTAACAGTAAATGTACCTATAGGACTAAAATTTAAATCTTGATTAGGAGTAGTTGATGGGTATGTTGCTGCTCCGCCACTTTGTATTGTATTTGTAGGACCGTACACCGCGATATCGCCGCCCTGCATACCTCTTGATATAGTAATACCTGTAGGACCTTTTGCTTGTAGTAAAAATTTAGTACCTGATACCGCAGTAAGCGATGTTTGTGGTATAAAATTTGTTGAATATAATGCAGTACCTGATACTACTCTAACGTAGGTAATATATGCATTAATATTATTTGTATTACTGTTACGAGCACCAATAGTAAAAGGCGCACTAGTATTAATTGCTTGATTACCAGTAAATGTAGTAGTTCCAACTAATCCACCATCAATGAATACGTTTACTGTAGTACCCGTACGAACTGCGGCAAAATGATGCCATGCATTTGCAGTTGGGCTACTGAATGCTATAGAAATATTAGTGTTAGTTGTAGTTCTAGTAAACCAAGTCATCTGTACTGCACTGGTTACAGATAACATATACTCTAATCCTAGAGTATCGTCCCATTTACCAAAGAAAACTCCGCCTGTTGGAATAGTACCGTAGTAAAACCAACCTTCAACAGTATAGTCTGCATTACCTAGACTTAACGGATTTGATAGTGCTACTGATAATGAATTACTACCTGTAAATCGTACACTACCAAAGTCAGGATTAGCACCTGGTTCATTTGAACTGTACGTTGCATTACCTATGTTAACTATTGTACTGTTTGTAGTGCTAATGTCAGTGATAGTTGCTGGTGCTGGACTTGGTACAACATTAATAGTACCTAGCGGATAAGAAATTGTATTGGTAGTAACAGTCCAATTATTTTGAAATGTTGAAAGAGTGTCTACTAAGAAATTTGTACTAGTTGTAGTGCTACCACTAGCATTATAAACATAAAGTTCATTTAGCGGACTTGCACTACCAATACCAATCTTTCGATTATTACTGCCGCCAAGATATAATACAGTATCGCTGATACCTGTATTGCTGAATTGCAGGTCAAGACCGTTACGTGTGAGATTGTTAGCTAGTAAATTACCGCTGATTCGCCCCATTGCAGCTGACATCTGCTACTCCTTATTGATCAAAACCGATCAATGCTGTTACTGGTTTACCTACTAGTCCAATGTATTCAATAGAATCAACGTTAAATGTTATGTACCAACCAGAAGCAGCAGTAAACGTTAGTGTAGTTCCGCTATTAATTGTTCCAGTAAGTGGTTTGCTTAAACTTACAGTATGATCACTATCAACTGTTGCAACTGTGCCGGATTGAATACTTGCACTGCCTGTAACTATTGAACCTTGTGGAATAACCTTAGTTGCTTGGCTTCCTGAAACACCAAATGTTAATTCACTGCCACTAGTAACTGTTGTAGTTGTTGCTACAGTGGCTACTGGATTTTGTGTTAGTGTATAATTTGATGTATAAAGTTGTGGAACGTTTTCAATGTAGACAAATATATTAGATCCAGACCAAGTAGCGCCATTAGCTACCACAGTAGGCGGTGCTGGATTCAGCGGACCATAATATGCTGTATATCCATCGAGGTTACCTAGCGTCTGTTGGGTAATCTGTCCTGATTCTTTATAACGAACATTGCGCCATGTTGCACTTGCGCCTTCGTAAATCTCAACTTCGTTAGTATCAGTATTATAGCGCATCATACCAACTACTGGGCTAACCGGACGTTGGGCAGTTGTGCCGCTTGGCATCAACATATTGTTAGTAGTATTCATAACAATACTATCAGTCATGTCTACATACATGCGTCTGTCAAAAATTGCTCGACGATTTAACTGTTGTTGTCTAAGGTATCTCATTATACTGGTAAGTTACTAACTGTTGCTGTTAAATTTGTTGTGTCGCTTTTTGCCACTAGCTTGTCACCGTTAGCCAGGACCATTTTTTCTTGATCGAAGCTTACAGTTTCGCCTGCTGGAATTGGTAGTTTGTTAACAATTAATTGTGAACTTAGTCCAACTGATGCGCCACTTGGTACTGCATACAAATACAAATATGATAGACCTGTTAATGGATTTGCTGGATCGTAAACAACAGTATTGCAAACTATGACTGTAGTAATAGCATCACCATTAGTACTATTGCTAGTAAAAAGTGTAGTGTTGGTAGTTCCAATTGCTTGGTTTGATATTGCCATGTTTGTTCCTTAAAATAAAATACTAAACAATAATGATCTATTCTTAGATACAAGTTCGTCACTTGACACTTGATTTGTAAAATACAATCCTGTCTTGCCTGCTGTAGGTCCACTAGATGATTTTGAATAAATCTTGGTAGTACTGCTAGCTAAACTTGGACTTGTGCTGGTATCATCTAAATTAAGAACACCATTAATTTCAACGTTAGTATTTACTGCTGTTAAAACGAGATTATGATTTGCTGATGTATCTTGTATTGTATGCTGATAAATGTTAACATTATCAACTGTCAATCCAGAATTAGTAATCTGAGCTCTTGCTACTTCGTTAATAAAAAACTGTATGCTATTGCTAGTTGCTGTTGCACGACTATTGATAGTTACTGCGTTATTTGGACTGTAGTAGATAGTTGTAACGTCTGCTTGTCCAGGATTTAACGCTGATGATCCTACATAGTTTTGTACAAATAGTTTTGTAACTAGTGTTTGTGGATTTGTAATTGTAGATTCGTAAGTTGGGGCGTTAACTACTACCACGTGACTACCTGCGTTTTGCATGTCAAATGCTAGGTCACTACCTGCTGTAGTACCGACTGACGCTGCCACTACACCGGTTAATACTAGATCTTTTGTTCGACCTTCCCATGCACCTAGTGCTGGACGACCTGTAATTGTTGCAGTCATTGAACCAGTAGCATTACTTACTGAAAAAACGGCTCCGCCATACTGCGAACTAATTGTAATTTGATTAGCGGCTGCTGTTAAAATAAAATATGTAGTGCTTGACTGTATTCCGCCAAACACTGCACCGCTAAACACTACTGTTGCTCCAGCTGACAAGGTAGTAATTGAATTTAAAGTTATTAAATTACCTGTACTAGTTGTTGCTGTTGCAGTCAATGATAATGGTGTAGAATTCCAGTGCGGTAATGTTTCATTAAACAACCATTGCGCTGCACTATAGTTGCCACGCTCTACTTCAATACCAGATACATATCCCACTGTACTGCTAATGCCGTTACCTGTTTGTCCTTGATTAAGGATTAGGATATTATCGGCTAAGAGTGTTTGTGTTGACGAAACTGTAGTTGTTGCACCTGATACGTTTAAATTACCTATAACCGTAATAGTACCCGATGGAGTTGCATCCAAGGTGATATCACCACCGTTCTGAACTGTTACTCGATAGTTGCCTTCACTGACTTTAAGTAATCTTGACATTCTGTATCCTTAGTAGGGGGCCGGAGCCCCCATGCCTAATTAAGCGTTAAGAATCTGAACAGTATCAGCAGTTGGTGTGCCGAATGTCCATTTATATTGCTTACCAGCTGTAAACACTGTACCGATTTGAGTAGCTGTAACTCCAAATGCTGCTGCTGGTGTACTAGCAATAGACACTGGATTTAAAGTACATGTGCGTTCTGTTAATTTTCCAACTAGATATGTACCACCTGACGCATCAACAGCTACAATGTTTAACTCAACACCTTGTGCGGCTGTATAACCAAGTGTGCCGTCAGCAGGTGCATCGTAACGAATACGAGCAACGTGAGTACCTGTTAATGATTTTTCTCCGGCAGCATTAACTACATAGCGTTTTGAAGATTTTTGTTTTTGGATGTCAACTTCAACTAAATTTCCACCAATGTACGCCCAAGCAAGAATTGCATTTTCACGATTAGCTAGGCTACCTGGTGTTGCTGAAGTGTTGTCAGCTAATGCTGCGATTGTTGCAGCAGCGCCTCCTGAACTAAATGTAACAGTAAGAGTTTGTGCTGATTCATTTACAGCATAACCATCACCTGCTACTGAGAAACTAGCACCGTTAACACCAAATGTTGCTGGAGTAACTGTTAATCCTGTACCGCCTGGAGTTGTAGTTGTAGTAGTTGCGCTTGGGCTAGCTACTAGTGCTGTGATTGCGCTTTGAGCGTATGTGCCAGTTCCAACGATTGTAACTGTAGCTACTGGACCAGCTTGTGTACCAACTAGTACGCTACCGTTTGAACCAACTGCACCTGCACCAAATGTTAGTGCTGTACCAGCAATAGCGTTAGCATAAGAACTAGCAACAGAATATGTTGTACCAGAACCAGCTACAATCCAATAACGTGTAGCGGCTGTTAGACCGGAACCTGTTAAACTTGCACTTGTCAAGAAATCCATACCTGGAATGTATGCGGCGCTTGAACCAAATACAACTTGGTTGCTACCGTTTGTACTAGCAATAGTATTGCCAACCGAGGCTTGAATAGTTGTTACTGTAGCTGTAGTACCAGATCCAAAACTAAATGCTTGACCTGTTTGATATGCTTTAGTACCAGTAGAATTTACTGTTAAAGTTAATACACCAAATAGTGGAGTTCCAACTGCTGTTGTACCGTTAGCAACTAATGGTGCTGGAAATGTTGTAGTTAATGCAGTAGCTTGTACAGCAGTGTATGAACCGGCATTTGAAACAGTAATATTGGCTAATTCAGCGCCGCCGATTTCTGAATCATATGCTGTGTAAGTACCCGCTAGACCTACGTTGCGGTTACCAAAATATTTTTTATTAAGAGGACGTCCCATTTTGTTTTCTCCTTATAGAAACACGGCGTTCTAGGCCGTACGCGGTTGGATTTCCGCATAAAATCCACACCATGTGGATCGTACTATGTATTTAGCTGATAATGAAAAAGGGCTCCTAAGAGCCCTTTTACATGTGTCATTATTAAAAACAGATTAACTGAATTTAACGTTTGCAATAGCTACACGACCTAGGTAGTCAGCTGCGTTACCTAGAGATGAAGCTGTATTTGACAACTCAACATAACCATAACGTGTCATGAATGAAACGACTGGTTCAAATGTTGATGGATCTAAAACAACGCCACTGCTCATCAATGGAATGTATGGGCAATAAAACGCTGCTGCATCGCTTTCGCTAGCACCTTTGTAGCCGATCAATACATCAGTTGCATCTGAAGCATATGAGTTAACATAAACTTTCATTGCATTGTTTAATGTACCAACAAACTTGGTGTTAGTAGGAGCTTCAAAAGTACCTTCTGTTGTACGAGCAAATGCGCTAGTAGTAGCAGATTGTAGAATTGTTAAAGCAAATGGACTTACAACAGCCCAGTTACCTGCGCCACGACGTGTACGTTGTGCAATCAAGTTAGCAACACGGTTGATTTGAACTGCTAGAGCAGCATGCTCATCACCAACGAATGTAGCTGTACCTGAAACAGCAGCTTGGTCAAAAGTCTCAATTGAAGAACCAGCTAATGATAGCAATGATGCTAAAATTTCTTGGTCGATTTCAGCTGTGATTTCTTGAGCTAAAGCAGCCATTACTTCAGCTTCGATATCAATACCTTGTTGGGCTTGAGCATCTTGTGCTGATTCAAAAGTCCAGCGAGCTGACAATTTACGTGTCTTAGCTTCAACTGTTTGTTTCAAGATTTGAAT